TTCAAGCGTAATAAACAAAATTTGTTGAATCATAAGATTATTATATCAATAGATAGAGCCTAGGACAAGCAGTCTAGGCTCTTTTCATTTTTACACGGATGGACCTTCCAAACACCAGCTTCAGAAATCTATCAAATTACACTGGACAATCTCGCCATCTAACTTACTGGGCTCGGACCTAAAAAGGTCCACTGGACATCCTCGCTTTACTATTTCTAGGCTCGGACCTAAAAAGGTCCACTGGACCTTTTTAGTCCTCTATTTCTACTACATCAGAGAGGAACTCAAGTTCTTGTGGGATGTACTCTTCACGATCCTCTTTTTCCAACTCATCTTTGGATTTGAGACTGCGTGCAAATTCTGTACGGAGTTTTTCAAATTCTGCTTTTGGAACAGCCATAATATTAGGTGAGAAACCGGCAGCTGAACTCATGATATTACCAAACATATCATTGAGATCACTGCGTTTCATGACCTGTTCAGCATTAAAGGCAGCATTAAATGCCAGGATAGCATTTTCCTGATTAGCCAGTACAGGTTCAGATCCATTCAAAAGTGCCCTATTTTGTGGGCTAATAGAATCCAAGATTTCAGGCCAAGTTGCCTTTAGGGCATCCAGACACTGTCGTGATTTCTGCGGATTTTCCATGGTTTCACGCATAATCGTGAGAATCTTTTCACGATCCACCTTGTACTGATAAGCAGGTTTGGCTTTTCGAGTTGGTGCTACTTCTCCTTGGACTTTGCCCTCTTTAAGAGCTTTACGTAGACCTTCTACCTCGCGACGAAGACTATCTAACTCTTCTTGCAAATTCCCTGGGATTTCTTGTGAAACCTGAGTATGAGTCTCTGACAATTTTATAGTCAGCATTTCCGCATAGATTTTAGGATGTGTTCCAGTTTTAATTTCTGGCAAGGCACTTGTAACCAAGTCAATCAATTGGAAAAGTCGGTCTTGCTCCAGAGAAAGATTCTCTTCAAAAAGGGGACTATGGTGACTGTTCTCTCCGCCCGCTTTGACAATCAAAAGATCACGGAAATACTCCAAGAGATCCGTCGCAAAACGGCTCATAGACTTACCATTATCAAAAAGAGTTTCAAGGTTTGATAAAGCTTGCGTAGTCTCTTGATTGCGAACGTTAGCGACAAAACTGTCTAAGGCTGTCAAACCAATAGAACCAGTGATTTCTTCAGCTACAGCTTGACTGACATGATTATCAGGAGACAGACTCAGTGCTTGGTCTAAGATTGACAAAGCATCACGCATACCACCTTCCGCACGACGAGCAATAATGGTCAAAGCCTCATCATCAAAGGTTAATCCTTCTTTTTCCAGAATTGAAGCCAAATGCTCTTTAATAGCTCCCTGCTTGATCGATTTAAACTCAAAACGTTGGACACGAGAGAGGATGGTTGCTGGAATCTTATGTAATTCAGTGGTCGCTAGGATAAAGACCACATTTTCAGTTGGTTCTTCCAAAGTCTTCAAAAGAGCATTGAAGGCACCTGTCGAAAGCATGTGAACCTCGTCGATAATATAGACCTTGTAAGTCGCACGACTTGGAGCATAGGTCGACTTATCACGGATTTCACGAATCTCATCCACACCGTTGTTGGAAGCCGCATCAATCTCGATAACATCTTCGAGACTTCCGTTAGTAATATCGCGACAAATATCGCAGTGATTACAAGGCTCACCATCAACTTGATTAGGACAGTTCATAGCCTTGGCAAAAATTTTTGCCGCACTAGTTTTACCGGTACCACGTGGCCCTGAAAAGAGATAGGCATGGCTGATTTTCCCTGACTCTACCGCCTGTCTGAGCGTGGTTGAAATCACTTTTTGACCAACCATTTCACCAAAGGTTTGACTACGGTATTTACGATATAAGGCTTGATACATTAGTTTACCTCAAACATTTCAAATGTAAGCTCGGTTTTCTCAAGTAGAATTTTAACAAATGCTTCAAGATAATCTTGGTCTACGTTGTTATAGTCTCCTACTTGGTGAGAATCCAAATCAAGAACACCAACTAATTTGCCATCTTTGACCATTGGTACAACAATTTCACTTCGAGCAGCGGAATCACAAGCGATGTAATTAGCGTGTTTGGTGACATCTTCGACAATTAGGGTTCTATTTTCTGCTGCAGACTGGCCACAAACACCCTTACCTAGGGCAATTCGAACACAAGAAACATTACCTTGGAAAGGGCCAAGGATTAACTCATTCTTGACATTATCCATCAGGTAGAAGCCTGTGAACACAGAATTTGGCAGGGTTGTATTCAAGAGAGCTGAGGCATTAGAAAAGTTGGCCAAAGCATTGTCTTCATTGGCAAAAAGCACCTTAGCCTGTGCTAGCATTAATTCATAGGCTGATTTTTTTTCTTCGTTAGTCATAACTACCATTATAGCAAAGATTGGTTCTTAAAACTAAGATTGACCTACCTTTTCTCCTTCCCTTTCATTTAAAAATAATTCAAGATCTTGAACGACATTTTCAGGATATTCTGGACTAGAAATCTGATAAAACTTAACAGTCATTCGATTTCTGAACCAAGTTAATTGACGTTTAGCAAATCGACGCGTATTTTGCTTGAGTTTTTCCAAGGCTTCGTCCAAACTCTGGTTCCCAGCAAAATAAGGAAACAACTCCTTGTAGCCTATACCACGAGCTGACTGGGCATCAGGATAATTATCGTACAGCCACTTGGCTTCTTCCAAGAGACCATGTTCAACCATCTTGTCTACTCGTGTATTGATGCGGTCATAGATCAAAGAACGTTCATCATCTAATCCGATAAGAAAGGGATCATAAGTCGTCTCAGTATTTTCAAGATTCTCCGAAAAACGATGAAGCTCAAGTGCTCTAATAGCACGACGACGGTTAATCTCTTTAATCTCAATACCTAAGCGATCAATTTTTTCAAAAAGTTCCTGATCAGATAATTGCTCTAATTCCGACCGATAGGCTAAAACCTGCTCCTGATCTACCTGCCCCCCTAGGTGATACCCTTCTAGAAGGCTTTGTAAATAGAGACCTGTTCCTCCTACTATAATAGGCAGCTTGCCACGACTAACAATATCTGTAATGGCAGCCTCTGCCTCTGTCACAAAATCATAAGCTGAATAGGTCTCATCAACATCGCGAACATCAATCAGATGATGCACTGCTGCCGCCTGCTCTTCAGGAGTGGCCTTGGCGGTTCCTATATTCAATTGTCGGTAAACCTGTTGGCTATCTCCTGAAATAATTTCGCCATTAAAACGCTTGGCCAATTCAATTCCAAGCGCTGTTTTTCCCACAGCAGTAGGACCAGCTACTACAATAAGTTTGGTTTTCATAATGTTTTCACTTGCTATTCTAGATATTTTTTTAGATAATATAAGCATATTATAACATATACGGAGGATAGTCTCATGGCTAAAAAACATTCATTCGCTAAAGGTGTCGCTACTGGCGTTATCGGAACTGCTGCTACTGTAGCAGGTGCTGTCTTCGCAGTTAAGAAAACCATTATCGAACCAGAAGAAAAGAAATTGGCTTTCATCGAAGAAAACCGTAAAAAAGCAGCTCGCCGTCGTGTAAGCCGCTAATAATGAGAACCAGGGAAACCTGGTTTTTTACTGTTATTTTTACTCTTCATCTATGACTAGGAACGGAGCCAAATTTGAAAAGAAAAAAATATAATATCATCACCTTCTCTTTGCTAGCTTTCTTCTTTCTCTTCGGTTTTTTATCAAAACATTTAAAAGAACCTGTAAAGCCAGCTGCAAAAACGCATCACATCTCTCACAGCCTTTCATCAAAAAGTAGCTCATCTCATAAAAAAGAGAATACTAAATCATCAAGAGCTACTTCGACGGAAGATCATAAGAAGGAGGCTAAGGACGAAAATAAGCATCAAGCATCTCCTTCTGCTCAAGAAGCAAATCAAAAACAAAACAACCAAACACCTCATCAAGATGGAAATCAAGATAAATCCAAGCCTGCTGAAGGCGGACGAGGTTGGGGCGGGCCAGAAGATGGCTCTTATGCCACTAACGGAGGAGGCGGTGGTGGTCACGATGCAGCCTTCGCCGCAGGTGCTGGTGGAGGAAGCAATCCCGCAAGCTCAACTGATCAGAGCAATGAGTGGGTTGACGACGTTGATAACACTCCTTACGAGTACCCACGAGCATCATCAAGTACAGATACAAGTGCCAATTCCAATTAATGAGATAACAGACTACTAATCATCACCAGTATTCTATTTTGAACCCTAGTTAGGACTAATCCTGACTAGGGTTTTTGCTTATCAAAAAAACACCTATAATTCAATAGGCGTCAAGTACATTTGGCTTCAATTTGGGGCAAGATAGCTTAAAACCGCATGGTTAAAGGCTTAAAAATGTCCCCTGCCAACGAAAAGATATAGAATATAAGAATAAATGAAAACTATAAATACTTGATTTTGCTAGGTTTTTATAGTTTTTATTTTTATTTATTTTCGTAGTTTTTTGAAAAAGGTGGACAGAAAGGTGGACAAAAAGACTTGGCAGCGCAAACTACCAAGCGGCATGAAAAAAACAAAAACATTGAACGTTAAAGTCCATATATAGTGTACCTTTATTTGAATTAAATGTCTAATGTTATACCAAGGATACACAAAAAAGCTAGGATAATCCTAGTCTTTTATCGAATATTCTCCAAGTTTTTTTCAATCCATTCAAGACGATTTTGGCGGCCTGCTGGTATCGGCTCTTGGCTTCGTGAATAGTCTTTGAATCTCATTTGAAGCATGTATCCACAGCCACCAAGAGAGCTAGATTCTAATGCAATTTCTAAATAAGCACTAGAAATCCAGTTTCCGCTTGCTGTGTACATTCTACCAGCACCGCCAATGATGTCTTCACGACTATTCTTAATCCATTTTAGAAGCTGCTGTTTTTTGAACTGATCATAGTAGACGTGAAACGGCATATTCATTTTCAGTGAATTGTCGATGTAGTAATCGGTTTGAGCCTTGCCAATCATCGCAAGCTCGAAATCATCGAATAGGCAGTCGAGCATGGCATTAACTCTTGCCGCCCCCATCTTTTCGATGGAGGTATCGCCGTTCTTGAATTTTTGCCAATTTGCATCAGTGAATTTTATGTTTGGCAATTTATAGAAGTCATTCTCGAATCGGAAGTATCTTCCGGCATATTCCAAAATTAACTCTTTGATGTCGTTATTGATTTCCATTTTTATTTCTCCTTATGCTACTTCCCAGACTTTTTCAGAAATGTAGTAAGTACCGATGTTAGAACCGTCAGCTACCACTTCGATGCCGTAATAAGCACCTACTTTGTGCATTACTTCGTTGAACTTAACTTCTTTAGCGAAATCGAGGACTTGAATCATTGAGTGTTTGCCAGCTTTGCGCATTTTAGCTTCTACTGCTTGGAATTTAGCGACGCTAGTGTTTCCAGCTTTAGCAACAGCCCAAGCCATTTTCATAGCCCCTGCAATGTATTCGATAGCTTTGCCACCGAATTTTTTAGCAGCTTCTTTTGCGATTTCCCAAGCGTTTTTCATAAGTTCTTTTTTCATGGTTCTTACTCCCTTTCTTTATCTTACATGTATATTATATATCATACATGATAGTTTGTCAACACTTTTGATAAAGAAATTTAGATTTTTTGCAAAATAAAAAAACCGCCCATAACAGGACGGCGTCTACCTATGAAGGCTATTCTCAAAACCAATACTATTATAACACAAAAAAAGCCCCAACAAAATGCTGAGGCTTCGACCACTACCACCATGATGTCCGAACTGTGGTCTGTCGGGAGGTGATATACTCCTTTTCGTTTTTTAGTTTTCGTGGTTCTTTTATTTAATTATACACCAGTTTGACCTTGTGTTGCTTGTGCACGTTCTTCAATGGCTTTAACAACTGAGGCGCTAGCTTCACTGATTGCTTTAGATACTGCTGCCGTGTCGTTTGATTGACTATTCAAGAAACGCTCGATATCTTCGTCTGGCAAGGTCAAGTGTTTAGCACCCGCTGAGCGTAGAGCGTCTACTGTTCCCATTGAGCCGATACCGAACACACGACCATTAACTACACCAAGATATCCTTCTTTACCGCTTTCGCTTCGTACTACATAATCCATACTTTCTTCTTCCTCTTTCTGATTTACTAAGCTATCACCGTCATTGATGATAACGACATTCTTATCCAATCCACCAGCTAGACCAGTCGATGTAAACTGCCACCAGCGTGTGTGTTCCATGTTTGGATACACACCCCAATAAGGTTCTGGGCGTACCTCATAATCTGGGTATGCTGCAATCCATAGGCTGTTTGGGTAGCGTGCAGTGATTTGATCTACATACACATTGGCTAGCGTGTATGGTTTGTAGCTGTAATAGATAGGCTCAAAACCATTCGCCTTACAAATGTCCATAAATGCCAATACTGCATTAGTGTTCGCTTGTTTATCACCGCTAGCGCCGTCCTCGTAATCACAAACCAAATAGCGTGGATGCGATGGTAGATTACTGATAAAGTGGTTAGCTTCAGCTTGTGCCGTTGCAACATCTCCACCAAAACGGGCAAAGTGATAGTAACCAATGCAATTACTTGTATTAGTTTGTTGAGTGGCTACTGGACTAACCCAGCCCACGCCCTCGGTCGCTTTGATAACCGTGTTATTAGTCCCAGACGCTTGACAGATACCAGTCAAGTCTCCCGGTTGATACGCTGATACATCGATAAAATAGGCGCTTTCAGTCATGCCATCGAATGGTAATTCAAACCATCCGACCATTTGTTGACTTGGTGCACTCCAGTCGATATAGCTGAAATTACCAGCGCTATCAAGATTTCGAGTGACTTTGCGTGTCCAACCGCCATTGTAGAGGGCGTCACCGTTGCCATCGATATTCTGCTCAATTGTAGTAACTGTGCCGTCTGGGTTTTCTGCGACCACAAAGCCAATATGTCCGAATTGGTGATATGGCAAGCAGTTAGTCACCCACACACTGCCCACTGGTGGATTGTTAGCGCCGTTGAAGTAAGTGACTTTAAGCCCTAGACTTTCAGCACGGTTTAAGCCATCAATGGCGTTCATGTAACTGAAATCGAGATTAAATAAACCCGCATACTGTAAAGCGTAGTCAATCAAAGCTGCACACTGACCGCCAAACGGATTAGTGGGAACAGTGACACGTTGATTGACTAGGCTTTCAAGCGTGTTTAATAACTGTGTTTTAGATGTCATAGGTCTCCTTTCTCATAATTATTTCTGTTGAATTTCCAAGATAGTTCTCTCCAACTCTTCGACTTTTTGTTTCAAAGCGGCAATTTCGCTCGTAGGTAATTGAGATTTTGTTACAAGTGGGTCTGCCGCAAATCTATTTTGCTCTAGAACCTGTAGAAAAAAGTTATTGTACGTTGGGAATAACCCATACGCTTGACTGACAGACAACGATGAAGATTGTTTATCTTTAATTTCCTTGATATCCTCACCAACGGCTTGAGCAAATTCTGTGAACTTACTCATAGGCTCACGCTTTCGCTGTGTTGTATACGCTCACAAGGTCTTCTTGCTCGATGGTATCAATACGAGTGCCAAGCTCGGTCATTTTACTGATGATACCACTGTCAGTATTGCCACCCGCTGCACTGATTTTATCAGCAATTTCCTTGAGTGTATCAAGTTCTTCCGGTGCATTGCCAATGATATCAGCTTTTGCTTGTGTAATTGCTTGCGTCAAGCGTTCTTCACTGACACCAGTTACCTTGCTAGCAATCGATGCCTTGATTTCCTTAATGTCTGCTCCTACCGCTTGAGCGAGATCATGTAATTTACTCATTTATGTTTCCTTTCAAATTTTAGCTAGATTATAGATATTTACTAGGTCTTCTGTGGTTTCGCTGCCACCAGTGATTAACCCAGAATCTCGCAATTCATCCGCTAGTAACTTTAATTTAGGGCTCTTGTCCGATGGAATAGCACTATCTGCATTTAACGAGTTCTTCACTTTGACCTTAAAATTGTTGGACGGGAAAATATGCCCATCCAGTTTAATTTCAAGGTAGTAAGTGCCAGTAGCTACTACATTACCCATTGAGAATGAGAACACCCCATTTTCAACGGTAACATCTTGATAAAGTGCCACCGTTTCGTCGTTTGACAACGTTAGCTTACCAGTGCCGGACAGCTCCATGCGTTTTCCATCGTACCCTAGAATTTCAAAACCAAAGACGGAAGTGATGTCCCCAGATTTAAGGACATCACCACCCTCGATTTGGTTGATAGAGGTCATGAGCTTAGCCATAGGCTAGTCCTCACGAGGTTTGTTGTAGTTTAAAGCACGCTCACTGTCTCCGACACCCTTAGTTGTTGGGTCAGTAACGATTCCCAAAATCACCAAGATCACAACGAAAGTGTTTACACCCTCTTGAATATTGTGTGGGATTTCAAGCCCGAATTGTTGCAACATCAAGAAAATTGCTGAGATAAGAGCTACTAGAGTAGCTTTGTTTTGCAAACGTAGTTTAAAGTTAATCATTTTCTTCTTCCTCCTCAATTAAGCTAAATTTATCTTTATCAATATTTTTTTTGACATATCTGTCAATAAAGGGAATTTCAACCCCTAGAGCTGACAAACTAGCAAGGATACTAGCACCGTAAGCTGATAACATGGCAAAAATAAACGCATCCATAGCACCACCTAAGTTCATGTAAACCATGAACGGGTATGATACTGCTACGATAATTAACATAGCTGTATGGCTAACCAATCCCTTTCGAAATCTACGGCTTGAAAATTCATGATAAGCCCACGCTCTGGATACTCCCAAAACAATGTCAGCTACGATAACCAACATAAGTAGGAATACCCAAAGATGTTCGTCTATGCCATGTTCGTAGAAATCTTTGACGACTTCAAAGACGCCAAAGATGCCGTCTGGTTTCTGCATCTATCACGCTCCTGTAGTCGTATCAGCCAAAATCTCATCTTCTACTTTG